TATACATTATACTTTTGTTCCGAAGAACTTCTTTTGTCTGAACAGATTAAGGTGTCATATTCTTATAAAGGTACAAAAATATCCGACAATGTTCGAGATATATTAACAGAAAAATTAAAAGTGCCATATGATAAAATTGAAATTATTGAAGAAACAACTGGTATTACTAATTTGGTAATGCCTAAAGTAAAACCATTTGAAGCAATTAGTTGGTTGTCAAATTATGCAAGACCACAATCAACTGGTACTGTTGGTGCTGATATGTTATTTTTTGAAACTAAGAATGGTTTTAATTTTAGATCATTACAATCAATGTATAAAGGTAATGTCTATGCAACTTATAGATATGATGCAAAAAATATTGATGATAAAATTCAAAGTTTACAAAATAAAACCACATCAATTTTAAAGTATGAGATTGTTAAAACTTATGATATAGTAAATGAAATTAACTCTGGAACTTTATCCAACAAATTAATATCATTAGACCCTATAACAAGAACTTATCAGGTCACAAATTTTAATTACAGTAAATACAAAGATCAATCTAGTTCTTTGAATCCGGGTGATGTTACCAACAAATTAAAGAATAGATTTGGTAAGACGGAAACTGAAAGTTATGAAGGTACTTTAAAAATGGTTGTTGGTAACGCAAACCAACAGAATAACGAATATATTAAAAATACAGATGTTGATGTTAAAGATGTTTTTATGGAGAATAATGTTCCAAATAGAACGGCACAATTAGCTTTGGCTAATTATACTGTTATCAAGGCCTCTATTCCTGGTGATCCCGGCATTACAGCTGGTAGAACAATACAGTTTGACATTTATTCTTTAAAGCCATCTTCTAATATAAGAGAGTTGGATAAATTTTATTCTGGTAAATATTTGGTAACAGCAGTTAGGCATGTAATTGTAACACCAAGTACATATCAAACCATTTTGGAATTGGCCAAAGATAGTTCAACAACAAGTTATGTTAAACGTGATAGTGATAGTGCAGAAGCAAAAGAGTTCTCTGGTTTTACTGATATAATGAATAATATTACAGGTTTATTTAAATGAAAAACTTTTTAGGTAAAGATGGATTTAATTGGTGGGTTGGTGAAGTGGAAACTAGAATAGATCCACTAGGATTAGGCCGTTGTCAAATTCGTATCTTTGGTTGGCACTCAGAAAATAAAGAATCAATTCCTACAGAAGATTTGCCTTGGGCTCTTCCAATGTATCCAATAAATAATTCAAAGTCTTTTCAAGTTCCTAGAATAGGAGATTGGATTGTTGGCTTCTTTATGGATGGTGAATCGGGTCAATTTCCAATTATGATGGGTGTTTTACCTGGAATTAAAAAAGTGCCAGCAAATTCATCGCTAGCAACAAATAAGTATGATGAAGAGGGTAATATAAAATGAGTCAAAATTTATTAGATTTACACATGATGGCTGCTGAATCTCAAATTCACCATGCACACCTTGCTGGTGGATTGATTACAGATAAAGAATTTAAACAAAAAATTGAACCACTAAGATTACATGCCGATATTGTAACCGAACCACATCATTGTGATAGAGATTGTCATTATCGAGAAATACTAGATGGTGCAATTCGTTTAGCTGATACTATTAAGGATTAAAAATGGCAGATCAAATAGATACAACTCCAGCCGCCCCACCAGTTTTAGGTGTAGAAGGTACTGTAACTCCAGTAAACTCTGGTGACACAACACAAGTTAATGCTCCAACCACCCCATCAACGGCCAGAGGGATTGTTAAAAATACCACTTTAAACCAAATGAACAACAGTTTGGCTCATATGTGTGATTTCTCACAAGACATTAAAAAAAGTGTAACTCTTAAAAAATATATTAAAGCAATTGCACAAGCAGTTCGAAAAGGTATTCGTGCCGTTAAAAGACTTTTAGGCTTAGGTGATGGTGGTGGAGTAATATCACAAATTATTCAATATTTAAAAAGTATTGCTTCTGAAATAAGAAATTTTATTAAAGAGTATATTACACCTATTCAAAAGTTTATGAAAGATGTTGTTGGTTATATTAAATGGGCAATAGCAACAGTTCAATGGATTTTAAGTTTACCTGCTAAATTTCTTAAATTGTTAGCTGGTTGTTTAAAAAAAGTTATATCAGCAATAGCTTCAGTTTTTAAAGATGCTTTGGCTGAAGCTGCCGCAGAAGATGCGGCCGCTAATCCAACTTTAGATGAACCAGGTATGAAAGAATTGATTGCTCAAGCAAAAGACACATTAAAAGCTGGTACACAATTGGTTGCTTCGGTAGTTAAAACTGTTGGTACTGTTGCAGCTACCGCAGCATTGGCAACTACAGCACTAAATGCAACAGCTAAAAGTGTTCCTGGTGCCTCCACTTTAACCACTTCTCAAAAGAGTATTACAACTACACCAACAAGTTTGGCTGATCTCAACAATGCAAGTAAATCTGTAGCATTGGTACAAGCATCAAATCCAACAACCGCTCAAGTAGCAGCTGGTTTTACATCCGCAACAACTAAACCTAATCCTAAACAAACAGTATAATTATGGCCTTATCTGAACCATTCAAACTACCTGATCCTCCCACAAAAGGAACATTTACTGAGCCTCCTTCAAGTGCGACAGAAGAAAATCCACCGGAGTATCCGTATAATAATGTACAACAAACGGAATCTGGTCATTCTATCGAAATGGATGATACTCCTAATCAGGAGAGAATCCGTATTCAACATGGTAAAAAACCAAGTTTTATTGAAATGCAAGCAACAGGTGATGTTGTACACAAAATAGTTGGTGATGGATATGAAATTATTGCCGGTAACAAAAATGTAATTATTTCTGGTTTCTGTAATATCACTATTAATGGTGATTGTAATATGCATGTTCTTGGTAGTAAAAATGAAAAGATTGATGGAGATTATAATTGTATTGTAGTTGGAGAATATAATCTTCGTAGCGGTAAAGAAATATCAATTTCAAGTGATGATGATATATCAATTGCAGCCAATGAAAATTTTGGTGGATCAATACGAATGTCTGCGGCAGAAAATCTTTATTTAAATGCAGATTTGGATGTGGGTGGTTCAATCACTTGTGATACAATTACTGCTGAGTCCCGTGTTAATGCTGGTATGGGAGTATCTGCTGGACCGTATGGATTCACTTCAGCGTTAGGTGGTTTATCTCTAGGCATACCTTCACCAGCAACACCTTTGGCAACTCCTGGTTGCATCCATACAGTAGGAACAATTAACTCTCTTGTATCAGTTAATGCACCGGTTGCTAATTTTCCTGTTATGGCTTCAATAGGATATATGAGTGCTCTTTGGATGACGGACACAGTAAATACAAAAATGTATAACATTCATACACATATTGGTAACAGAGGATTCCCGACAAGTGGTCCACTCGTTCCAATGATTTAAGGAATATATTATGGCACAAGTTAGCGATGCAACTGGTTTATATGCAACATTAGGATACAATTTTGATGATCCAAATGGAGCCGTAAATACATTATCGGCCAACACCCAACAAACTATGACAAATTTGCCTCCTATTATTACTTCTTGGCAAGCACAAGACATAAAAAATAGTGATGTTGGTGGATATTTTCAAAATCCTGTTGCAACATCGGTAAATACCATTATTACGGTGTCTAGTCAAATTAGAGTTTTGGCTAATTCAACAACTGCCAATGATACCACATATACGGGTTCTGTTGATTTTGGTCCTATGATTACTGCGGCCGATACTTTAAATAGTACAGCACAATCATTTCTGGTACACACCAATAAAGTTTCAGGAGTAACATCTATAAACGGTCAAACTGATATTGAAACCAATCCTTATTATCAAACCGCTGTAAACTATGGTAAACAGGCGGTTCATTTAACAAACCAAACGGATGGAGTAGTAAATAATTCTCCAATTATGGGTTGTATGACCAGTATTCTGGTTGGTCCTCAAATTAGTGCTAATGCCAGTACACTTTCAGCAGATTATGTTATACTGACCAATGGTATCAATGCAAGTAATATTACTATCAACCAAGCCAACCAAATCACGGCTCATTTAACCAGTACCAATTCATTTTTATCTGGTCGAAAATCAAATGATGTGACTTTTTTTGGTAAAGTAAAGAGTTTGGTTGATAATTATAATACAACCAAGCCCCTGACATCAATGGGTGAGACCGAGTCGTATTTGTGTAATAATTTGATTGGAACCACAAAACTAATATCAAGAATCAATTCATAGAAACCATCATAAATAACACATGGCAACCTTAACAAAAATCTACTCGGACATCGATTTTACCTTTACCAAGAAGCCGGTAACAGGTGATATTGCTTTAAGTTATGATAATCAAGCGGTAATTCGTTCAATCCGCAACCTATTATTGACCAAACACTATGAAAGACCGTTTAATCCAAATTTAGGTTCAAATATAGACGCTTTGTTGTTTGAGATGGTATCACCAGTTACGGCATCTTCATTGGAGTCGGAAATAAGGAATGTGATAGACAACTATGAACCGAGGGCAACCGTAAGTGATTTGATTGTAAAATCTAATCCAGATGGAAATTCATATGGAGTTACAATAACTTTTTATATTGAGAATGCTACACTACCAACAACTGTAACCCTTCTTTTAGAGAGAAATAGATAAAATGGCAGGCGCTAATACTAATGTCCAAATGACAGATTTGGACTTTAATTCAATAAAGAACAATCTAAAAACATTCTTACAGTCGCAAGACACACTAAAAGACTATAATTATGAAGGTTCTGCTCTATCTACATTATTGGATGTTCTTTCTTTCAATACTCAATACAATGCCTATTATTTAAATATGGTGGCAAATGAGATGTTTTTGGATTCTTCTATTCAAAGAGCATCCGTTGTTTCTCACGCAAAAGCATTAGATTACACACCAAGATCATATACCGCACCTACAGCAACAATTAACCTTAATATTAATTCTGTTACAGAGAATTCTTTGACATTACCAAAATTTACTAGTTTTATGTCAGAATCAATTGATGGTGTAAACTACAATTTTGTTACTGTTGACCAAAAAACTGTAACTGTTGTAACTAATACAGCAACATATACTGATGTAACTTTAAAACAAGGCATTCCAACAAGTTTAACATTTCAAGTTAATTTAACAACAAACCCATCTACAATGTTTGAAATACCAGAAGTTTTGGTAGATATTTCAACCCTTAGTGTGGCCGTTCAAGAATCATTTTCAAATACAGCCATTACAACCTATACACAGGCAGTAGATTATCTTTCTTTAGATGATAAATCAACTGTATATTTTTTACAAGAAAACACCAAAGGTTCATATGAGTTATACTTTGGTGATGGCGTGATTGGTAAAAAATTAACAGAAGGCAATATTATAAGACTTTCTTATTTGATTACTCAAGGTAGTGCTGCAGCTGGCGCCAACAATTTTGTGTTGATGGATCCAATTAGTGGTTATTCAAACCATACATTATTTCCAATTTCAGCGGCCTCTCAAGGTTCAAACAGAGAATCTATTGAATCAATTAAGTTTCAAGCACCAAAACATTATGCTGCACAAAAACGTGCGGTTACTAAAGAAGATTATATTACAACCATTCAAAGAAACAAATTTAATATACCAGTACAATCGGTAAGTATTTGGGGTGGAGAAGATAATGATCCACCAAAGTATGGTGCTATCTATGCAGCCATTAAACCAACTGGTGATTATTATCTAACTGATTATCAAAAACAAGTATTGATTGATGATGTTATTAGACCCGTTTCTGTAATGACAGTAACTCCAGAAATTATTGATCCTGATTATGTTTATTTGACAATAACTTCTCAAATTTTATATGATATTAAAAAGACCACATTAACTGCTACACAGATTGCGGCTTTGGTTAAACAAGGTATTATTAACTTTACCAATACAAATTTAAATACATTTAATTCAACTTTTGTTGTTGGAGATTTAATTTCATACATTAAAACATTAAACACCGCTATTGTTGGTGTTGACTTTGATGTATTTTTACAAAAAAGATTTGTTCCAGTTTCAAACAAAAGTTTAGATTATACCATTAAATTTTCAAATACCATCGAACAAACATTAGGTGCAAAACAAGTTCAAATTATTCCTTCTTTTTCACAATATGATTCTGATGGAACATTAATTGAAAATATTTACTTTGAAGAATCTTTGGATTTTCCAGGTACTTTAAAAACATATTACTATTTAAATGGTGTTAAATATATTTTACACAACTCAAGTAAAACTGATAATGCTGGAACAATTGATTATACCAACGGCACCATCACATTAAAGAATTTTGTACCTAATACAATTAATGCTACTGATGGTGTTTTAAGAGTTAATGCTTCCGCTGCCACTAGAATTATTTCCACATCATATAATAGAATTTTAACTTTGGATGAATTTGATCCCATAGCAATTACTGTAACCGTTACAGCAAAGTAATTAAATGTCAGATAGAACAATAGCTCTAAACCCAATTGCAATGCCCGAAAAGTCTTATACACATAAGACCTCAGTATTAATTCCTTCTCAATTACCAGAGTTTGTTCGTGATGATATTAATTATGAAACTTTTGTAACGTTTCTTAAAGCCTATTATGAGTGGATGGAACAAGAGAACGGTGTAACTTTTAACACCAAAGGTATTCCACAATTTGCCGATGTTGATACAACTTTAGATAGTTTTGTAGAACAATTTAAAAAACAATATCTTGCTTTTTTTCCTACTGGTTCTGCCGTAGATGAAAGAAAAGTAATTAAAATGATTCGGCAGGTATATCAAACTAAAGGTACACCGGCTTCTTTTGAATTTCTATTTCGGGTATTATACAATTCAGATGTAAACCTATACAATACCAAAGATTTTATTTTTCGTGCTTCTGATGGTAAATGGATTGCTACTAGGTCTTTAAAATTAGCCACCACCGACCAATTTTGGTTAAGGACAAAAAATTACAGATTGTTTGGTGAAACATCTAAAGCATATGCAAATATTGAAAACATATTCATTGATGGTAACAATGTAAGATTGGTTTTATCAAGAATTCAAGGAAACTTTGCTGCTGGTGAAATTGTTAAGACTGTAGATGTGCATGGCAGAGATTATAAAGTTGATGATGTTCTTCCTAGGTCTCGTATTGTTGGTCTGTTGTCATCTGTAACCATCGATAAAGTAAACCATGGTAGTGGTTATAGTGTTGGTGATCCTATTGTATTCTATGGTGGTTTGGACACAACCGTAGAGAATCCAGTTGGCGCAGAAGCTTATATCTCAAACGTCACTAGTGCTTCTATTAAAGGTGTCACCTCAGCATATCCTGGTCACGGATACAGAAAAGGTGCTTTTACAGAAATCAATTTAACTGGTGCTGGTATAAATGCAAAGTCAATTGTAACCAAATTAAACAATAAAGAATACGACATCTTTTTAGTACCAAATGATACTATTGGTCCTAAAGCAAATATTTTCCTAGGTAATACAGCATTTAGTTCTGGTGCCAATCCGGCAGGAAATAGCATATACTATTTTGCAAATTTAATTAATGCAAGTGCCAACTCAACATTGGCTGAAGCATTAACATTTCCACTTTTAAAAACTTATGGTATTGATACTGTTGAAGTTGTAAGTGTAGGAACAGGTTACGATGGTAGAACTATTGCTAATGCAATTGCTTATTACACAAAAGATACCGGTGAAAGAACTCCGTTACCAAATTTAGGAATTTTACCTCCACCCGTTATTGTATCTAGTGGTAGAAACTATAACGTAGGTGATACGATTGATTTTACTGGCGGATCAGGTTATGGTGCTTGGGCTGTTGTAACAGCAATCTCAAATCAAACTGCAGGAATTACTGAAGTAACTTTTGTTTCTGATCCTGCAGGCCGTAAAAAATACCCCTTAGGTGGTATGGGTTATCAAATTATGCTGCCTGATGTTGTTATTAATAGTTCAACAGGTTCTGGTGCAGTATTACAGTTTCCCGGTTTAATTGGTAATGATGCAGCTTTTGGTGTTGTGGGTTCACCTTATGGCCAAATTTTAGAAATAACTTTAAGCAATCCAGGTGAAAATTATGTTTCTACACCTAATGTTTCATTGCGTATTGAAGATATATTAGTAGCTAGTTCGAATGTTACTCCAATTAAAGGAGATAGATTGTATCAAGGTAATTATGATAATCCGACATATCAATCAACCATCGATGTTGTATCTGGTTACTCACAAAATACAATTCAAATAAGAACTTATGAATACAATGGTGTAATGGACGCCAATACCACATTGTCATTAGTTAGAGGTTCAAATACAATTTCTACAAGTGTAACGCTTAGAGATTACACCGATGAGAAGTATACTACTGGTAGAAAAATCTATGGTAATGGTATTGCTAAAGCTCAAGCATCATTTACTAACGGCATTACATTAGGTTCTGGTTTATATTCTAATGAAGATGGTCATCCTTCTGCCTACTCTGTATTTGAAAATGAAATATACAATGAATACACATATCTATTACAAGTAGAAGAGGCTTTGGCCAAATACAAAACTGCCGTATTTGGATTTTTACACCCATTAGGTTTAAATTATAATACTTACAATATTCTTAAAAATCAAGAAGCTTTTAATTATTCTATGCAAACAGAAAGTCTTAATCTTTCTCCATTAAAAGATTTGATTCGCACAACAGGATATTTGGCATCCATTTTTAACAGTACAGTTAGCTTTACAAATATTGACGGCATAACTCTTAGTGATAATATTTTGGCAAATTCATATATCACAATTACCACAAAAAATGGTGATCCGTTTACTTCTAAAATTGTGTCCGTGTACACAGATACATTAATAATCGAAGATAGTCATATAACTACTGTACCTAATGTTGCAATTGCCACGGCAACCGCTGGATCAGACACTATAAATATTAGTAAATTGACAGAAGCATGGAACATTGCAACAGGTAATGGCGCCACATATTTTAGTGATTTTATGCACACATATGATTATGTTTCTTTTGATGGTACAAATTACAAATTAATAACTCATGTGGACCAACCAGAAACAGTTAATGGTTATCTTTTCCCACCAGCAACTATAAGAGTTAATAGTGTGTATAGTACAGCACAATCTGGACGCATAAGCTTTAAGCAAAATACCAATTCAAGTAATGTTTGGATAAGTTCAATTAACCTTACAAATTAAAATAAATAAGACACTATGACAAATATCGTTAAAGGATTATTGACCAACTACGGTTCAACTTCTCAGGTTGAATTGAGTTATTATTTCGTGGTTTCTGGTAATGGTTATGTTCCAAAACATGACACCAGTTCATACTTCTTTATTGGAAGAGTGCAACCTTGGGATGATGAAACAAATCCACAACTTCCTTCACAATCTCAGATTGACATCAAAACAACTTTCAAGAACATGATTGCAGCAAAATTGCTAACATCATCCAATATGTCACCAGTTGTACGAAGAATTGACTGGAAATCTGGAACGGTATATAATGAGTATAGAGATACTGAAGATATGTTTGCCAGAGATAATCTTGGTAATTTGACCAAGACGTTTTATGTTCGTAACCGTTTTGATCAAATTTTTAAATGTTTATTTAATAAAGACGGTTCAGAATCAACAGTAGAACCGATTCTTCAGGCAGGTACAACAGAACCATCACAAACACTATATTTGGCAGATGGATACAAATGGATATACATTACAACAATCAACAAAGGTCTAAAAAAGAATTTCTTTGATAATGATTGGATGCCTATTACCATTGGTTATGGTGCTCCTAACGCTGTCAGTACGGCTGGTTTAGGTGCAATTAACGCCATCAATGTTACAAACTCTGGCGACCTTAACTATACAGACGGTATTACCACAACTTCAGTAACTATTACTGGAGATGGTCAAGGTTGTTCTGCCTACGCCAATGTTTCCAATAGTTTTGTTAGTGATATTATTGTAACAAACTCAGGAAACAACTATACTTTTGCTACAGTAACCATTCAACCTACTTCTGGATATGGTGGTCATGACGCTACAGCCATTGCCGTGATATCTCCTGTAGGTGGCCACGGTGCTGATCCAGTTTCCGAATTGGGTTGTAATCGTGTCATGTTTAGTGTTGAACTAGATGGTTCTGAGAGTGGTACCATTCCAACCGACATTAGCTTTAGACAACTAGGTATTGTTGTTAATCCTGAATTGATTGATGGATCCACACCAACTGGCACACTATATAACACAACAGACTTGGCTTATGTTTCATTTGGTTCAGATTTGTACACCATTGGTGAAAGAGTTTACCAAGGTGATAGTCTATTGAACTCAACTTATTCAGCAGAAGTTTGTTCATTTGATTCCGTAAACAATATTATTTACTTGATAAATATAGTAGGTACATACACTATAGGTCAACCAGTCTATGCTGTTAGTTCTGGTACCACAAGGATTTTATTGAATTACACCAAAACAGACTTCTCGGTAGGTTCAGGATATATGATGTATTATGAGAATAGAACTCCAGTCCAACGGTCAATAGACGGTAACGAACAACTAAGATTACTATTAAGTTTTTAAGGCAAATAGATGAAAAATTACAATGTAACTCCATATTTTGATGATTTTGATCCAAACAAGAATTATCACAGAATTCTGTTTAAGCCAGGTCAAGCCGTCCAAGCTCGTGAGTTAACACAATCACAGACCATTTTACAAAATCAAATATCCGAGTTTGCTTCTTCAATCTATTCCCAAAATACACCAATTACTGGTGGTAAAATTACAACCAATTTAAAGTGTGAATACATCAAACTTAATTTGTTTTATGAAAATTCAGCAATTTTGGTTACAGATTTTGCTGATAAAACAATTACAGATTCTACTGGTACCATTACCGCTAGAGTTATTGCTGTCGCCACAGAAACAGGAAACTCTATTACCGCTGGGGATCCTCCTACATTGATTGTTACATACATCTCAGGTAAAAAATTCTCTGATGCAATGACAATTTATATTAAAGAAGGTTTGGCTACAATTCCTAAAGCATCGTCAATTGGTATTTCTGGCGGTACAACTTCTGTTGGTAATTCTTCTGTTGCTTCTATTTCTGAAGGTGTATTTTATGTTTTAAATGGTAATAATGATGTAGCTAGTAATGCTACCGGTGCTTCAGCAACAAAATACTCCATTGGTAATTTTGTAAAAGTTTTATCACAAACCATTATTATAGAAAAATATGACAACACACCAACTGGCCGTGTTGGTCTTAACATTGTAGAAACTACAGTTACTAGTGGAGATGATTTATCTTTATTAGATCCAGCAACAACATCTTCAAACTATCAAGCTCCAGGTGCAGATCGTTACAAGATTGCATTAGATTTAGTAATCTTATCATTGGCACCAGGTAATGATGATAATTTCATTGAGTTGATGAGAATTGAAGATGGTACTATTTTAAAGCAAACCGACAATACTGTTTATTCATCTATCAATGATTATTTTGCTAAACGTGATTATGAAGCCAATGGTGATTATGTTGTTGAAGATTTTAAACTAACAGCTTCAGCCAATACTGCCAGTCCAGATACTTATAATTTAACTGTAGGTAAAGGTATTGCTTATGTTCGTGGTTACAGAATTGAAAATACCGGTCCATTAAAAATAATTTCAAATCGTGCAAGAACAACCGACACAATTTCTCCAAATGCCACCTATGTGGATTATGGTAACTATTTTGCTGTAAGTAAACTAGAGAGTTTATTTGATTTTACAACAATGCCAGCAATTGATTTACATTGTGTTCCATCTGAAACAGTTGACAAAACTACTGCTCTTAAATATAATTCAACAAAAATTGGTACAGCTTATATTAGAAATTTGGATTACCAATACAATACTACTCCAGCAAATACACAAACTCAGGTGTTTAATGCTCATGTGTTTGATGTTAATGTACTAACATTTATTGGTAACACAACAAGTGCAACATCGACCACATTGACCATCAATGATACAGCTGGTGTGTTTGCAAGAGCAAATACTGCCTATGTTGGTTCTAAGTTAATTATTACTAGTGGTACAGATATTGCAGATGTTAAGACAATTTCTGCCTATGATGGAGTAGCCAAAAAGTTAACCGTTTCTAGTGCATTTAACATTACACCAGATAGCACAAGTAAATTTGCTATTGATTTTGATATCTCTGATATTGATTGTTTATATCAAATCTCAGGTTCTGCTCCGTACACCAAAGAAGCTTCTGCCAATATTGATAATTCTGGTAGAATTAATGGTGCAGGTAGTGCCACACTTTTACAGAGTGCAGGAAATTCAGAATTATTATTTAAAAACGGATACAAATATTCTGCTGCTGTGAACAATTCTTCATACTACAGTACTCAAATCTTTAGAAATGTTGGTTTCTCAGCCGTAACAAATAGTTTTACACTTACTTCTTTAGATCCAATTCATTTCAATGGACCATTAAACTCAGCAATTACTGGCGAATCATTCAGACAACTGTTTACATTGATTAACCGTGCAAACGGAGCAATCTTAAACTTTACTGATGCAACAGTAGGTAATGCAACAATTACATCACCAACAACAGTAACATTCTCATCAGCAACATTCTCTGGTATTACCTATGGTATCGATGTTGTTGCTCAAGTGTTTGTATCCAATGGTAACAATACAAACTTAGTTCTAAAAGATAAGAATTTAATTGTTGGTAATACATCTTATGTTGGTACACTAACGACTGTTACTGGAAGTACCAAGATTGATTTGGCTGCTGGTCAAACATTTATTCCAAATGCTTCAATCACAGCTTCAGATATTAGTTTGTATGTTTCTGACGTTAAAAAAGTCACTAAGATTTTAAGTATCGATTCTAATTCACCAACAGGTGCTTTAGGTTCTTATAGTGACATAACAAATTCTTTTTCAATTAAAAATGGTCAAACAGATAATTTCTATGACCACGCTTCAATCAAATTATTAGCCGGTATTCCAAAACCAAAAGGTAACTTGTTGGTAATTTATGATTATTATTCACATTCTGGTGGTGATGGTTACTTTAGTGTTAATTCTTATTTGCAGTCAACTTCACCAGAAGTTTATCCTGAGATTCCAACATACATAGCTAAGAGTGGTGTAAAGTATGATTTAAGAGATGTTATTGATTATAGACCTTCTCGTAAAAATGGTGTAACATCATTTGAGTGGGAATATAAAACAATCACCAACTCCAACAACGTAAATCTTAAAGGTACTTTAATACCTAGAGTATTGTCAAGTGTTGAATCTGATTACTCTTACTATTTGGCCAGAAAAGATAGATTGGCTCTCACAAAAGATAGTAAATTCTTAATTGTTGAAGGTACACCTGCGCTGACTCCACAATATCCAACAGAGCCAGATGGTTCAATCATTTTGGCAAACCTGTCATTGGATCCGTATACATCATATGTTCCAGGTGAAGGTCCAGCTAAATCACGCAGTGTTCCAACCAATCTATCAATTAACAAAGTTTTACATAAGCGTTGGGCTAAATCAGACATTACAGATTTACAAAAACAAGTTGATAATTTGGAATACTACACAACACTAAACTTGTTAGAGCAAAAAGCTTCTGCACAGCAAGTACCTGATGCAAACGGATTGAATCGTTTCAAAAATGGTATTTTGGTTGATGATTTTAGTTCGTTTAGTGTAGCCGAAACTTCAGCACCAAACTATGCTGCCAATATTAGTATTAGAAAGCAACAATTAACTGCATTAAGTGATGTTGAGAATTTCCAATTACAGAATCCTAATGCAATGAATTCTTTTGGTACAGTTAAAAATACCAATACTTACTCCACATGGAGTTTGGCAGGTAACAGAACAAACATCTTTACATTACCATACACAATCAAAACATTAATTAAACAACAATTAGCAAGTAATATTATTAGTGTAAATCCATTTAATATTGCTACCTATGAAGGTGTTGCAACTCTTAACCCACCAATTGATAATTGGGTTAATACTGTTAAGCCACCTTCAATCACAATTAATGATCCTAAGATGCAGTTTGATCAACAGAATAATGGTATCAACGTATTAAATGGTGGAGATTTCCAATCTATTCCAGGAACCACAACAACTACAGGTGACACTCAGGCTGCACAAGAAACTGCTTATGCAAGTCAAACTCAAGGTTTATTGTCTGGTGAGAAATCTAGTGCCGTTGCTTCTGGTATGACTTCTGATAATGGATATGTTAATAATACAGCAGTATCACCATTTATTCGACCACAAGAGATTATTGTTCGTGCAAGAGGCATGACAGTTAATACTCCAATTAGTTGCTGGTTTGATGGTGTTAATGTTGACAAATACATGGCCATGCCAAATACCATTGAGGTAATCAATGTTACTGGTAAATTTAAACAAGATGATATTATTGGTTTCTATTCAGATAACGTTGGTATTTTTTATCCCGTTGCTCGGGTAGTTTCGGTTTACAAATATCCAAATACATCCAACTATCGTTTATATGTTTCCGAAACAACAAACCCACCAAATACGGTTTCTACAACACATTTAATTAATGCAACTTTTGATATTAATGGAAATTACATTTCTTCTAGTGCAACCGGTACAGTAGTATTCAATAATGGTTCATTGACATCAATTCACACTTCTGGTGTTGTTTCTGGTATTGGTGGAGGTTATACTCATGTAGATGAACCTACTCCAACAAATATTTACAAAGCGCCCGACAATAGTTCTTACAGTTCATTCTTAAATCAATACGGTGTTTGGGGTGATGCGAATAATGGTGGTTCTTATAGTGCTAGTTTTCCATTTACAATTACAACAGCCGGTTCTTATACAATCACAGCATCTTGTGACAATTATGCATACATTAATTTGGATGGCAGCCAAGTTTTATCTGCAATTGAAAATTATGGTTCATCATCATCAACAACAGTATCAATTTCTCCTGGCTCACACACAATCAGTTGGACTGCAACAAATACTGGTGGTGTAGCTGCCTTTGGTTTAACAATTACAAATGCTTCTGGTGTTGTTGTTTGGAATTCATTAACTCCTTCTGGTATTAATTTCTCAGCAGTTGGTTCTGAGTACGGCATGCCGGGTGGTGGTTCATATTATATTGGAACATCAAAAATAACATTAGATTCAGCCGCATCAAACATCGATGATTTCTATACTGGTTCTACTATTGCAATTAGATCATCATATGTTTATGAATACAAATACGGCGCAACATATGTTCCACCTTATCCGTATGCCGGTGGTGATGGTGACTGGTGTAGATTTGGTTGGTGGCAGGCTTTAGCTGCTCAATGGCAACAAGCATACAATACTGCTGTACAGTTTAGAAATTCAACAATTAAGTTTTCAGCAATTGATGAATTTGAGGCAGATATTATTGCTTATGATGGAGCAACAAGGACAGCCACTTTAGATCCAAAAGATAAACAAGTAAATATTTCTTTGGGTACTAATTCACAATATGGTGTGTTAAATTCAAAGTATACAATTAAAGGTACTATTGGAAGTATTGCTGATGCAATACACCATGGTGGTAAAGCACCATCTTTGGCAACTGATGAACGTGGCCAATTTATTGCAATCTTTAATTGTCCTGGTTCTGTATTTAATTCTGGTTCGAAATTATTCCGTATTGACAACCGAGTAGTACCACAAGATCCAACCTCAGCAACAACATGGGCTCAAGCAGTATTCTTGGCTGGTGGTTTACAAGGAACAAATATTCAAAACTTCTCACCATCTATTGATTCTTCGGCTGGTAAAGTTACTCCTATAGCTCAACAAGTTTATGGTGTACAGAATGTAAGTGGTTCTCATGATCCTGTTGCTCAATCTATTATTGTGTCTAAAGATAATTATCCAAATGGAGTATTTTTAAGTTCCATTAAATTGTTCTTTGCTCCATTTGGTACAACACCTACTGTTCCTGTGACAGTATCACTTGTTAATACATTGAATGGTGTTCCAAACGGACAAACATTAGATTATTCAACAGTAACATTGGATGCTGATGAAGTTAATACATCTGCAACACCACATTATTTGGATCCAAAAACTTATACAGAATTTACATTTACTGCTCCTGTGTATTTACAACCAGGCGTGTTATATGCAATTTTAGTTAAATCTGCATCTTCTGATTATAAGTTGTATTATGGACAACAGAATCAAGTTGCAGTACCATCTACTGGTAAAGCATTACCAACCGATGCAAATCCTACAAACCCAACCAAAATTGGTGCAGCGCCTTACACCGGTGCATTGTTTGAATCACAAAACTCCATTACATGGACAGCAGATCAAACTAAACAGTTAATGTTTGTGATTAACAATTTTGAATTTGATATTACTCAATCACCTACATTACCGTTTGTTGTACCTAAGGGTCTACCAACAAGAAAATTAGGTACAAATGAGATTATGCACAAAGCAGATGCAAATTCTATCAATACTTTGTCGGGTTCTGGTGGTGCACAAACAGGTCCAATGCATGCCTTTAACATATCAACTACCGACTTTGTTCCAACAGGTAGTGATATTCGTTACAACTACACAACCACTTTAACGAGTGATTATTCTCTCACCGATCCTATTCCTTGTACTCCAGGTAAATATGGTACTCCATTACAAGAAAATATCTTCTTGAATGATGGTAGAGGTGAAAGAATTTTGGTAAATGAATCTGAAGCTTCATTTGAATTGTTGGCAACACTTTCTTCAACAGACAAGTATGTTAGCCCAATTATTTCTGATGATGCCGTTAGTTTGTTTAGAGTAATTAACCACATTAACAATATGGGTCTTGAAGGTAGTAACATTATCAGTATTGAAAGTGAAGGTACAAACTATAATGTAAATGCAACTACTATTTCTGTTAGTTCACCAGATATTGGTTCGGATCAAGCTGTATTAGGATTTACAGCCAATACTACAACTAATGGAATTGAAAATATTTACATTGAATATCCTGGTTCTGGTTACCTTACCACTCCAACAATCACAATTACCGATGCTTCAGCAAATGGTTCTGGTGCAATTGCAACTGTTCACGGTGAAACATCGCCAACAGGTGGTAACGGATTTGCCAAGTACTTTACTAAGAAAGTAATTCTTACACCAGGAAATGATTCTGGTGATTTGAAAGTGTACTATAGCGCATACAAACCTTTAGGTTCTGAAGTGTATGTATATTACAGAATTCTAAATGCTAGTGATACTGAATTGTTGGAAAATCAAGATTGGCAGTTAATGACTCCAGCAACCAATGTTTCAGCTTACTCCAAAGATAGAAAAGATATTATTGAGTTTGAAGTTGCTCCTGGAGTTTATGGTGATGTTCCGGCCAATGGTATTTCATACACAAATCAAGCAGGTACAACTTACTCAACATTTATTCAATTTGGAATTAAAGTTGTTATGGCATCCAATGACAAGACCAATGTTCCGTTTTTGACAGATGTTCGAGCAATTGCATTACCATCTGGAGCAGCTTAATATGAGTTTAGTTAAAGTAAATAACACTAATTTCGTTAGAGATACTGAAAGTATGGCCATTATCAATACTGATAATACTGCCAGAAATGAGTATTATGAGAAGGTTCGTCTGGCCAAGTCACAAAAAGAACAGATAAATAAGATGAACGCTGATATAACCGATTTACGCAATGATATTGGCCAAATCAAACAATTAATTCAACTTTTGGTTAATAAACAATAATGGCAAATACTGTTACAATTTTAAGCTATGCCAATACTTTTGGCGAGTGGATGGTTAACACCAATGAACTCGCTAAAGAAGTTAATGATTTGGCTGCAGGCATTTATACTAAAAACACAGGTTTATTAGTATTAAATAGTCCGGGTACAAGTTTACAGGTATCTAATACTGCCTTATTTACTGGCAATATCAGACTTACTGGCTCTGGAACTGTTTTAACCACCACCAATGATATACAAGTTGGTCGTAATATTAATATTGTTAATACAGTAACCACAGCCAATTTGGTTGTAACAGAATCTCTTGGTGGTACTGCTGTTATTTTATTCAGACAGAGAATATTAGATGAAGCAATGGCAATGTCTATTGCTTTGAGTTAATCATAGGAAAACTAAATGGCAAATACTTTTAAATCTTATCCCGCAAGTCAAGTTTCAACAACTGGTGGATTGATCTATACTACACCTTACTTAACTCAAACAGTTGGTGTTGGTATGGTTATTTCTAATACATCGAGAGCACCATACTCCGCCAATGTTCAAATTCAACGTAATGCAAATACTTACTACATTGTTGCTAATGCAACCATTCCTGTTGGCGGTTCTTTAATCGTTACTGGTTTGGATCAAAAACTGATCATGCAAGCCAATGATAGTATTATTGTTACCCCATCCGCAAACAATTGTTGTGATGTGTGGCTTTCAATAATGGAAGTTGTACCAACGTAACATCATTTTAAAGGAATTATATTTTGGGCTACCTTGGAAATTCAAATGTAGAATCGTGGTCAACACCTAGTATAGAATACTTCTCTGGTGATGGATCAACTACAACTTTTAAATTAACAAAAGTTGTAAATTCTTTTTACGATTTGTGGGTCGTTGTGGAAAACGTTCTTCAACATCCTGACGAATCATATACATGGGATTACACAACAAATTCCATTATTTTTTATGAAGCACCACAAACTGGTGTTGATAACATCTATTTGAGATTTAATTCTCGTCAAACTACAATTATTGCTCCTGGTCAAGGTACTGTTACAGATGCTTCACTATCAGTTGGTGCACCAAAATGGAATCCAGCAGGTAATTTAACTGTTTCTGGTACAATGCAAGTTGCAGCCAATTTAACTGCAAACAATATTACTTCAAATAATACTATTACCGCTGCCAATGTTTCAGCTACCTATTTTACTGGTAATGGTTCACAAATTACAAATTTAAATGGCGCAAATGTGGCGTCAGGTCAAATTCCTGTAGCAAGAATGGGTACAGGCACACCAAGTTCTGCAAATTATCTTCGTGGTGATGGCGCTTGGGGTGCAGTAGCAACATCTGTTAGAACTACAGTTGGTTTTACTCCAACCACATTAACCACAGGTTCAATTACAATTTCAGGTACTTTGGCTACGGCCAACGGCGGTACAAATTTAACTTCTTTTACGGCCAATGGTGCAGTTTATGCAACCGACACAGCGACTTTAACAACGGGAACTCTACCTGTTAATGCTGGTGGTACAGGTTCAACAACACTCACATTAAATGGTGTGTTGGTTGGTAATTCAGCAAATGCAATTAAAACAGTTTCACCAGGAACAGCAAACAATATTTTAGTATCTGACGGTACTACTTGGGTTTCTGGAAGTGCTACATCATTTGGAATTGGTGTTTCAGGTGGTGGTGGTCGTGGTACAATCTATACTGCCAATGGAACATTTACTGTACCTCTAGGTATCAGTCAAGTTAAAGTTACTGTTATTGGTGGTGGCGGTGGTTTTATGATTTCTCCAAATCTATTATATGGTGCTAACGGTGGTGCAGGTGGTACAGCAATCAAATATGTAACTGGTCTAACAACAGGTCAAAACATTACTGTAACCGTTGGAACAAAAGGTGCTTCAGCAAATGCTTATACTGGTTCAGCAACTTCAGGTACTCCATCATCATTTGGTTCTTATGCCGTTGCTACTGGCGGTAGTGGTGCTTACTACGATATCTATGGTGTTGCCAATGATGGCAATCCAGGTTTAGGAACCACAGGTGACTTTAGTGTGACCGGCACAAGATTAAATCCTATCAACACATCATATTACTATGGCCAAGGCGACATTAGAGGGTTGACTTCATCAATACCTAATGGTGTGGTGTTAGTCGAATACTAGAATGGTAAAAAGATTATCAAGAATTTCTGCCAATGCCATATCAATTGGTCCTGCCAATACTACAACGGCAAACATAGTTACTAAAAATGATTTAGGTTTAGCAATCTATGACGCCAATACATTCACATCAACAGATGGATGGATAACACTTCAAGCCAATTCAGCGTCTTGGGGTCCAAGTTTAAATCTCGTATCAACATCCGCTAGTAACACAACAATTAGTGGTAATGTGGTGTTTACTCAAAGTGTAGAAGTTAACACCAAAGGTACTACTGCAAATAGTGCTTTACGTTTGACCGATATTGCTTCACTGGGTGCCGATTTTCTCATCACAACTATTGGTTCTTTAGATTTACAATTCACAACAGTAAATTCTTATGCTGGTTCAGTTGATGCTTCTGGCACCCCGTCTTACATTACGAATTTCTCAAATGCACAATATAGTCCTCCTTTAGTTTCAGGTATAGGTACTACAAATCAAACGGTTGCTCCTTATATTTTAGGTAATGCTTCTTCTTTAGGTACCGATTATACCGTAATCAATGCTCAATATGGTGCAGTTAGATCGGGCTTTAGTTATTCACATGTTAACGGTACAGTTACTATGGTGATTGATTTGGCAAATGCTTCAGGTTTACAAGATAACCAATATCTTCCAGGAACATCTCAGATTAATCCTGCTTGGAAAGGTAATTACAAATTTGATGCTTTTAGTTCTTTGTTTAAAATGAAAGAATATAACTTCTACGATTATTTTGGTGCACAAGATACTTTTGAATATTCTGTAAATATGATTCCAAAGTCATTAGATTATACAAATGCAAATTATGGAAAATATGATGTAAGTGCTGTATTGTGGGCTGCTCAAGCTTATCACTCTGCCAATCTAGGTGCTCGATGGATGGGAATCGCCACAAAGGTGAGAAATATCGTACAGGTGTAAAAAATGAAAATTTCGAATTTTTTCATTCCGGCCTCAAATTTCTCCGGCGAGTTTCCAGGAACCAAAAAAGCGAATTTACTTTTAGGCGCATATGTTAACGCAAATTAAAGCCAATGGTACAACAATTGGACCAGCCACCACCAAAACTGCAGATGAGGAGGTAATACCTCATTTGGATTTGGGTGTTAGTGCTTTAGATTCGGTTTTATATTATTCCAATGGTGGTTTAATAAAACTTAAAGCACCAGAAGAATGGGCAACTACGGCTAATATTTGGTGTCCGACAATTGATGCCACCGTGGATAGTCCGGTAGTAGTTAATGAACAAATTTATATTGATCCGAATCAAGCTAGAACGGCAAATTCAATTGCACCAGTACAGGCATATTTGGACATTCCTACGACACTATTAGTTACAACTATGGGTTCGTTAGATATACAGTTTTCAATACAAAATAAATTTACTTCGGCAGTTGATAGTTCTGGTACACCTAATTACATTTCAAATTTTGTTTGTAATTATTTTTCTGGGGCTCCATTAAATACTGGTTATTCCAGTACAACTAATGATAATTATAATACTTTAGGTACTCCACAATCTGGACCGCCATCTATTATAGGAAATGCTTCAACTAAAGGTGTAAATTATACAGTTATTAATGCACAGTATAATAGAGATCCATCCAACTATGATGATTCTGGTAATTTAATATCCAGTAATAATTTTCATCCACCTAGTGGTAGATTGACTTATACATCAGGTAGTGTTGCAGTTAATGTTATGGGTATCATTACAATGGTGATTGATGCAGCTGTTGCATCAGGATTGGAAGATACTAAGTATATTGGTTCGTATATCAATCCAAAATGGAGAGGTAATTTTAGATACACAGCATTCTCTTCATTATTTAAGATTAGAGAAGAACGGTTTTGGGATAGAGCAGGCGGTCATAATAACTTTTCTCAAGAAATCCAAATGACTGCGGTAACTACTGATCCAGATAGTGCAAATTATGGAAAATTTAATGTAACCATTAAAGCCGAATCACCTTCATCGGTTCATGCAAAGAATTTAGGATTTAGATGGTTGGTATCTATTGTAAAATATAGAAATTTTATTACTTAATTATTGAAAGTATATTATGAGAATGTTTTCGTTGCCTTATACAAAAGGTATGTTACAAGTAATTGAACAGTTACCTGTGAAACAAATTAGTGACGTTTATTTTTCTGACAACAGGTTTGGTTCAGCCAGAGCATTAAGTTTAGATGAAGAACAACTAGCAGAATTGTATGAAATAAGAAACAAGTATGGAATTAAGTTACACTATCTAATTAATGGTAATTATTATTCAAATGAATTTTACGAAAAAGTTCATGAAATTATAGACCATATGAAAGAAATGGATGTTGATATTCTAACCATGAATAACACTTATGTTATGAGAGATAGGCAGTTCATTGACATTATTAGAACCTGTACACCAAGAGGTATAGAGATTAAGAATAGTGTTAATAACTTACCTAGAACGGTAAAAGATATAGTGTTTTTGGTTGAAGTATTGGGTATGACCCATGTGGTGGTAGACAGGTCTTTAAACCGTAACTTGGATGAACTAAAAAAGATTAGAGAATATTGTAATAAGCGTAATATAAATATTACAATGTTGGTAAATGAAGGTTGTATTGTTGATTGTATGTGGAAAAACTTTGATGACATGATGATTGCACAGACAAACGAGAAGTCCAACATGAAGGTTATTTCAATAGTACACAACAGATTAGGTTGTGTAGATTACTTTGATGAAAAACCAGGTGAGTATTTAAAGACGGCATTTACTTTACCATCAGATTTAAATAAGTTTGATGGTTTGGTTGACATCGTTAAACTTGCTGGTCGTGGTGTATCTATTGAGAAATGGTTGAGTATGTGTAAAGCATACATGTATGGAGATGGAAACGTTCCGTTGAAAGTTTTATTCTCAACCAAACCACCCAATCAATTAATGAATGTTACTGTAAATGATTTAACTGATTTAAATTTTAATAAGATTACTAATAATTGTAAGAATGTTTGTGGTACCGAATGTACTCTTTGTGATGACATTACCAACAAACTTAAAAAGGCTTGATATGTTAAACCAAAATGTTATTGAATCAACGACAAAGTATGATGCAAATAAAGTGTATGCTCTGTATGTAAACCCTACAAACAGGCACATTACGGCTATGGTTGGGTTTGCTGTTGCGATTGAAGAGTTAAATGACGGTAACAACTTTTTACATTATAATATAGATGACCTAACCGAACTGGAATATTATACTATCAGTCAAAGTATTTCTACAACCGATTCTGTAACCTTTTTAGGTGAAGATAATCGAACCATTTCTGTTCGTAGATTGGTGGTGGATTTAATGGATGATACATTATTTGATGGCAAAACAGGAATGATTTTTGGTTTAAAAGAAACCATTAATTTAAGAGTGAAATGTGTTGATGGAAATTTAAATCCAGCCTTTGATGTACAAAATATTGAAATAAAGAACATTAAAAAAGACCAAGTTCCTATGTCCTTGAATGGGAACCAACCAGAAGTTCACAAAATTGTAATCGGAAACGGTTCAACCGTTCATTGTGAGTTAATGGGTGAAGGAGTACATACAATTAAGATTAAAGCCAAAATACCAGACATAGATTATCTCTGGTTAACTGTCTATCCACAAATGATAAGACCATCGGAAGAAGAATTAGAAAACATTAAGAATTGGTTGTTGGAAAATGCAGGACAACCAGCATAAATATAAGAATTAATAGGAAAAAGTAATGACGAAAGCTGCCAATCTAGCCAATTTAGCCAGTAATACCAACTTTGGGGTATTAAATATTAACCGTGGTGGTACTGGCTTAGGTGCTTTTAGTGGTTCTGGTATTTTGGTATATGAAGGTGGCGATTCTCTTGTTTTAACTACAGCCAAAACTGGCTATGGAGGAACAGGCCTGGCCTCGTTTAATATCGCTGGTGCTATGTATGCTGTATCGGCGAATACTTTAACGACCGGGACGCTTCCTGTACTATCTGGAGGTACTGGTACAACTACACTAGCAAACAATGCTTTGGTGGTAGGTCGTGGTACTGATCCGGTATATACCATTGCTCCTAGTGTGGCAAATACCATGTTGATTTCGGATGGTACTAGATGGGTAACCAATACCTCATCTCAAATTTTCTCTGGCGTAAATGCCATTGGTGGTACACAATTCTGGTCTAATGTTACCGCTTCAAGAACCATCAATACTTCATATACAAATTCAACAGGAAAACCAATCGTAGTTTCTGTTATCGTGTATGCTAATTCAAGCACAACAATTTCATCAAATGTTGACACTATTAATATTGCCAACACAGTACTTACCAATGCAACAAAAACAACAATACAAACAATTGTTCCTAATGGTAACACATATATGATTTTTACACCAAACATTTCAGCAACTTCTGTCAGTTCTTGGACAGAGTTGAGATAATAACAAAGGAAATATCTTGAGTTACTTAGGCGCCAAACCACTTACATCAGAATATTACTACGACACCTTTACAGGTGACGGATCAACTACTGGCTTTGTAACCACTATTGCACCAGCATCACCCGTTTCGGTGATTGTTACGATTGATGGTAACATTGTAGATCCTGGAGTTTATTTCTTTGAAGAAAACAATATTCATTTTTTAACAGCACCTGTTGCTGGAAAAATTATTCAATTAAGATATCTTGCTGTGCCATCTTCTGGTGTTGCTGCACCATATACCTATCGTCAAGTTGATGAATTTGTGGCAACTGAAGGTCAAGATACATTCAACATTAGATACTATGACTTAGGTTACATCGATGTTTATCTAAACGGTTCACAATTAGGTAACGGAGATTATCAGGCATCTGATGGTTATACTGTCATACTACAAGTAGCGGCTCATAAAGGTGACCTAGTAAGAATTGTTTCAGCATACAATACTGTACTGACAAGAAGTACACTTAACGCCACACCGAATACAGTTATCATAGGTAATGGATTAGATTCACATCAAGAGATTTACCCCGGTACTAGTGGTAATGTATTGACTTCTAATGGAACAAACTGGATCTCTTCAAATGTTATTAGTGGCAGTATCTCAATCACCAATAATTTAAGTGTTAGTGGTAATTTAACCGTTACTGGTAATTTAACTTCAATTTCGGCCAACAATCTTGTTATTGATGATACTATAATTTATCTGGCTAACAATAATTCTGCTAATGTAAACGACATTGGTTTTGCTGGCCATTTTACTGATTCGAAATATCAACATACTGGATTGATTCGTGATGCTTCAGATGGTACATGGAAACTTTTTAGTAATGTGTCTCCTGAACCAACAGGAACAATTGATTTTAGTACCGCTGTTTATGATAGATTAAAATTAGGTGTCATAGAATCCAGCACATCAATATCCAACAATGTAAATTTAGGTGTTCATGTACAAAATGCTTTTGATCAAGCAAATACTGGTGTAAACAATGGTGCCTCAGCATCTTCATATGCCAATACAGGTATTAATAATGCGGCTTCGGCTTCATCATATGCCAATACGGGTATTAATAATGCCGCTTCAGCAAGTTCCTATGCCAACACGGCAGTTAACAATGCGGCTTCAGCATCTTTATATGCTAATACTGGTGTAAACAATTCTGCGTCTGCTAGTTTGTATGCCAACAACGCAATCAACAATGCAGCTTCAGCATCTTCATATGCCAATACAGGCATTAATAATGCTTCATCTGCTTCTTCTTATGCTAACGTAGCAGTTAACAATGCGGCTTCAGCAAGTCTTTTTGCTAATACAGTTCCACAAAAAACAGCAAACGCAGACTACACCTTAATTATTTCTGATATAGGTAAACATTTATACTATACAACTCCAGCAAATAATTTTTTGTATATTCCTGACAATGGTAGGGTTGGTTGGGCTGTTGGATCAAAAATTATGATTGTTTCAAAGATGACAACAGGAAATGTAATAGTAACTCCAAATAATGCCAACGTTTTATTGTATCTTGCTGGTAACACTACATCCGTTTCACGAAATGTAAATACTTATGGTGTGGCCACTCTATTGAATACGGCTGCAAACACTTGGTTTATTACTGGTTCTGGAATAGGTAACTAATGTCCAAAACTAAATACCAATAAGAGGATAGAATGCCAGCTTTATATAACAACCTGTATATTGAACAAGGTTCAACGTATGAAAACACAATCATAATTGATGGTGTTGGTGATGTGCTTGGCAATTCCGCTAGTCAGATTCGTAAAACTTATTATTCAACAAATACTACTGCTGTATTTGTAACAAGTGTTGATAAACCAAATAATACAATTACGTTACATTTAAATGCAAATGTAACTTCTAATATTGTTCCTGGTCGTTATGTTTATGATACTATTATAAATGATAGTGCAAACAATACTATAACAAGAGTAATGGAAGGCATCGTTGATGTTTCTCCTTCTGTAACAAGGTAAAAAAATGGCCAATAACGCATTCGATCAAGCAAATTTAGCATTTACACAAGCCAATTCGGCTTATACACAAGCTAATGCCGCCTTTGATAAAGCAAATACAGTTTCTAGTTCTTCTGGTACTTTCACCGTTGGTGACGATTTAGTTGTTACTAATAATGTTTATGTTGGTGGTTACATTGTACCTGTTGAGATTGGCCAAAACATTGGTAATGTGGACTACAGATGGTACAACCTCTATATGGATGGTGGTATCTACGCTGATGGTTCTTTTGGTAATCCAGGACAAATTCTTTCTAGTAGCGACTACGGAACATTAAAGTGGATTGATGCACCTACTGGTGGTGGCGGAGGTGGTGGCGGCGGTACTGTTGATTCTTACGCTAGAGCAACTGCTAACATTGCATCGATTAATGCACAAGCCGCTTTCAATAAAGCAAATACGGCAGCTGCTGCAAGTACAGATGCTTATGCCAGAAATACTGCCAACACAGCTTACAATAATACAATCGTATTACAGGCAGTAAACGTAACACAAAACACCAGAATTACTACTGCACAGACAACAGCACAGGCTGCTTTTGATAAAGCAAATAATGTAAGTGCTTTATCTGGTGCTACTGGTGTTGCAGGTGCTTCTGGCATATCAGGCGCAACAGGTATTCGAGGTGCTTCTGGTGTTGCAGGTGCTTCAGGTTTTATTGGGTCTAATGGTGCTACTGGTGTTCAAGGTGCTTCAGGTGTTAACGGTGCTACTGGTGCTGGTCTTTCTGGCGCTACAGGTATTCAAGGTGCTACTGGTGTTGCTGGTGCTGCTGGTGCTACAGGTACTCCAGGTAATGACGGTACTCCTGGTATTGACGGCGCCACAGGTGCTGGTCTTCCTGGTGCCACAGGTATTCGAGGTGCTACAGGTATTCAAGGTGCTTCTGGTGTTGGTGCTACTGGTGCTCAAGGTGTTCAAGGTGCTTCGGGTATCATTGGTCTTGTTGGTGCTAGTGGTGCTGGTTTTACTGGTGCTACCGGTACTGCAGGACAAAGCGGCGCAAGAAATTTTGTAGTAACAAATAGTGGAGCTTCTGCTTATACTATTGATGGTGCTAGTAATCCAACATTATTTTTATTGCGTGGATTCACTTACACATTTACTGTAGATGCGTTTGGTCATCCATTCTGGATTCAATCGGTTTCTGGAGCATATAGTGTTGGTGATATTTACAATACTGGAGTAACTGCCAACGGAAATCAAGGCGGTACCATAACTTTTGCAGTACCGTTTAATGCTCCTAGTACACTATATTATGTTTGTCAGTTCCATCCTTCGATGGCAGGTACAATTAATATTGGTGATTCGGCTCCTCAAGGTGCTTCAGGTGCTACTGGTTTTGCTGGTGCTACAGGTCCAAGTGGAGGTGCAGCTGGTGCTACAGGTATTGCTGGTGCTACTGGTGCTGGAGTTTCTGGTTCAACAGGTACAATTGGTTTAACTGGTGCATCAGGAATAAACAACTTAGTTTGGGGTGCTACAGGTACAACAAGAACACTAACAGGTTATGTTGAGAATGGTACAACATCAACAGTTCGTACTGCAGCAATTACAGGTGGTGTTCTGTCATTAACATTGGCAACATTTACTCCATCAGTTAGTGCAGTTGCTTTAGCATCCTCTTCATTGAATTGGGATGTGGCATGTACAGGCTTTACAGCTACAGCAGATAATCCATCCGATGTTGTTGATCAATATGTTAGTAGTGTTGCTTCAATTGCTCAAGTATCTGGTTCTATATCTACAACATTATCAAACTACTCAGCAGGTTCTTACACGAATACACCGGCTGGTGGTGTAGATTGGAGTATCAGTTACACACCAAATAATTCTACATCTTATATTCGTTCTACTTCTACAACTATTACTGGTGGTTCAGCAAGTGGTACAATTACTTTCAACTATTACAATGGCTCTTCATTCACAACATGGGGAACTACAGCATCGTTTAGTGTATCATGGGCTACCCCAACTCATAGTATCTCCTTAGGTTCTTCAACTGGTAGTACATTCTTACAAACATATACTAGTGTAGGTTATACAGTATCAGGTACAGGTATTACAACCTCAGGTAACAGAGTGTATGCTGTAACAGCAACTGGTGGTACAGTAAGTAGTGGTACAGGTTCGGGTACATTTACCTTTACTACACCAATTCACAAAGACAATACTGGCACATCGAGATTGGCAACACTATCAACCACATTTACAAGACCAATTGCCGTTACCGGTACTTCTTATACTGCAACTCTAGGTCCTACAAATACTTCTAGTGCTTCAGCAACATTTACATACCCATCATATTGGTTATGGTCTACAAGTGTTGCTACAGTACCTACAAGAGCAGATATTATTAACGGTACAGGTGTTGAAAGTGGCGTAACTGTTCTAGCCGATCAAGTTAAAACACTTGCCACACAAGCAATAAATAATACAGATGCAAATCCAAGAGCCTTCTGGTTCGCCGTGAGAGCATCAGCATCACAACCTACAACATTCAAAACTGGCGCAAGCGCTGGTTTATTAAGTGACGTTTCATATACGGATGCTGGTACAGTTGGTCTAGAACCTGATTCTCCTCCTGCCGGTTATACCGCTGAGAATTATCATCTATATGGATTTACTTTACAACCTGGCACAACTTATGTGAGTATATCTTAATGTCAAGTAACTACGATGGTCTAACACGAAATATATGGCCTGGTACCTGGAGTACCGGTACTAACGCACCTATTGCTCTTGATACAGAGCTTAGAGGTACACTACAAAGTATTAGTGGTGATTCTGGAGATAAATTAACAAACATTCCTGGTGCAAGAATCCAGGAAGGTATGTTGGTGTATTTAAAAACAGGATACACAGCAGGTGGATATACAAGAGCTGGTGATACATATTTCACTTACAAATTAGGTGTTGGTGAATCTCGTAGCGCAATTACTGGTGCAGTACCCAATGCCGAAGCCAATTGGTCTGAAGTATCTTTTGCTAGTGGTGTATCAATCACTACAGTTACCACATCAGGTAGTAATACAAATGAAACCGTAATTGATACTATTAACCCATCATCTGTAAGAAGCGTTCAATACGAAGCACAAGTAAGTTGTGGTTCAAGCTATCAAGCAACTGAATTGAAATTACTAATCAGTCAACCCAATGCTTTTCTTACCGAATATGCTATGATTGGTTCGCCATTAGGAAATTTTAATTCTTACTATTCACCAGCAACCAATAATTACTCAGGTGGAAATATAAATAATGGTGGCGTTTCAGTATGGAACGGTACAAACCTAAGAGTATACACTTCTAATACTACTATACAGTTGGCCTTGTTATCAGCCAATTCAGGTACAATTATAACAGGTGTCGATAGTACTTCAAGTTCTTATACAGCCACTCTGTCTAGTTCTTTTACAGAAACTAGTAGTGGTATATACGATGCAAGTACTTCAACAAATCAAAGTCCAGCAAAATTATTGAATAGTGTGGTGTGGACAGGTACAGGTAACGTAGAATTAAGATTTACCCCCAATAATACTTCGACAACAATCAAGTTTATAACAAGAAGAATTTCATAAATAGAATATAGCACAAAAACCCCATCAAGGAGAAACAACTGTGGCAACCAATAATTCAAAATTCGTAGTTAAAAACGGTCTATCCGTAGGTAACGGTGCCACAGGCCCGATAGATGTCATTGACGCTAGTGGTAATTGGGTAGGATCATCTGGCGTAATCGGAGCTCAAGGTTCTACTGGTGCCACAGGTTATACAGGAGCCACAGGTATTGCCGGAGCTACTGGTCAAACTGGTGCTACAGGCGTTCAAGGTGCTTCTGGTGCCACAGGTATTGCTGGTGCCACAGGTTACACGGGTGCTACCGGTAATACAGGAGCCACAGGTGTTCAAGGTGCTACCGGTGTTCAAGGTGCCACAGGTATTAGAGGTGCTTCTGGTGCTACAGGTATTTCTGGCGCTACAGGCGAAATAGGTGCAACTGGTTTAACCGGTGCTACAGGTATTGATGGTGCCTCTGGTGCTACAGGTTACACAGGTGCTAGCGGTATAACTGGTGCTACCGGTTCTGCTGGTCTTGATGGTGACAAATACAATACAACATCTACAACGACATTAAATTTAGATGATTATTCTGTTTCACAAGAACTTATACTTTTTACAACAGATTTAAATTTAGATTATAGTCCACAACAAACTGTAATGGTTGCATCCACTGCAGTACCTTCAGTCCATATTCATGGTACGGTGAACTCATACAATCCAGCTAATGGTGAATTAAAATTAACTGTTACAAATATTGATAACGTAGATGCTACTTCACGTTCATCATGGACAGTAAACCTTGACGGCGCAGTTGGTGTTCAAGGTGCTACCGGTTATACGGGTGCTACTGGTGTTCAAGGTGCTTCGGGGGCTACAGGCGTTCAAGGTGCTACTGGTTTAACTGGTACTCAAGGTGCTTCAGGTTCAACAGGTCCAGTTGGTGCTACCGGCTCTCAAGGTGTTCAAGGTGCTTCTGGTGCTACTGGTACTCAAGGTGCTTCAGGTGCCACAGGTGCTGATGGTGCAACAGGTATTTCTGGCGCCACAGGTTATCAAGGTGCCTCTGGTGCCACGGGTTACACAGGTGCTACTGGTTACACAGGCGCCACAGGTATTGATGGTGCTAGTGGTATCACAGGTGCAGTTGGTGCTTCAGGCGCTACTGGTGCTCAAGGTGTTCAAGGTGCTTCGGGTGTTCAAGGTGCTTCAGGTGCTACTGGTGTAATTGGTGCTACCGGTCTTACTGGTGCCACAGGTTCTGCTGGTATAGACGGTGCAACAGGTTACACAGGTGCTACTGGTGTTCAAGGTGCCTCAGGTGCCACAGGTATTGATGGCGCAACTGGTTATCAAGGTGCTTCAGGAGCCACAGGCGCTGATGGTGCTACCGGTTATACAGGTGCTACTGGTGTACAAGGTGCTTCAGGAGCCACAGGCGCTGATGGTGCTACCGGCTATACAGGTGCTACTGGTATTGATGGTGCTTCAGGTGCTCGAGGCGATCTGTATCAAACAACATCAACTTCAACATTCACTATTGGTGGTACAGGCAACATTCCATTAACAATTGCTGCCGGTCTTTCATACTCGATTGGTCAAACAATTATTGTTGGTTCTGTCACTCAACCAGCAAATTATCAATTAGGTACTGTAGTAAGTTATTCCGGTACAACTCTCACATTTGCTAAAACAACTTATGTTGGTTCAGGCGAATATAGTGATTGGACAGTTAACTTAGATGGCGCTCAAGGTATTCAAGGTGCTAGTGGTACAACTGGTGATACTGGTGCCACAGGTTACACAGGTGCTACAGGTGTTCAAGGTGCCTCAGGTTCAACTGGACCACAAGGTGCTTCTGGTGCCACAGGTTCACAAGGTGACCAAGGTTCTACTGGACCAACAGGTGCTACTGGTATTCAAGGTGCTAGTGGTTCAACTGGACCAGTTGGTGCTACGGGTTATCAAGGTGCTTCTGGTGCTACCGGCTCTCAAGGTGCTTCGGGTGCTACAGGTATTGCTGGTGCTACTGGTACAGGTTTGACACAAGATGGTGCAGCATTAACAACAACAGTTACCAATCAAACAATTGATCAATATGATGCTACCGTTTATAGAACTGCTAAGTATATCATTCAAGCTACACATTCTGGAGAAGTACATTCAACAGAAGTTATTGTAACACATAATGGTACTGATGCATCTGTAACTGAATATGCTACAATGTATTCATCAGATTCATTAATGACAGTATCAGCAGATTACAATACAGGTATTGTTTATGTTAAAGTTTCTCCAACATATACAAATACAACTATCGACTTCTTGCGTGAAGCAGTATTAGCTTAATAAAAAAATAAAAACAATAATTTAGGAGACTGCTTGTGTCAACGAATGATATAAAATTTAATGTCAAAAATGGACTGGCGGTTGGCGCTTCTGGTTTTGAAGTAATCAACAGTTCAGGCCAATGGGTTGCCGCTCCAGGTGCTACAGGATCTCCTTACGGTGCCACAGGTGCTGAAGGTGTTCAAGGTGTTACCGGTTCTAATGGTACTGATGGTGCCACGGGTGTAACAGGTAATAATGGTACACAAGGCGTTATTGGTTCTATTGGTACAACAGGCGATTTTGGTACAACAGGACAATTAGGTAATACTGGCGTAACTGGTGGTGTTGGTTATAACGGCTTTGAAGGTCCGTTGGGCTCTGATGGATTACAAGGTGTTGATGGTTCTATTGGTACTTTTGGTGCAACTGGTAGCCGAGGCACAACGGGTGATCAAGGTGTAACTGGTGGTGGACAGACTTGGGTTGGATTTGTATTCGACCAAAATTATAAAGGTCCATGGTTAGAATTACAAAGTAATAATTCTACCGTTGGTCTTTTACAACCTGGCAACTATGCAGTTTTAGGTACTAAAAATCTTCATAGTGATGGTGATTTTCATATGTTCAGCATTAAGCTGGACTCTTACACCGACACTTATCAATTTGTTGGTATTGCAAACCGTAATGCTGCTCTCGATGAATATCTTGGTTTTAACGATGGAAATTCTGTAGGCTTTAGACAAGATGGTGCATTTGTATGGAACGGAACAACTCAAACTACAGGTTTACCAACATTTACTGCTGGTGATGTGGTTGATATTGCTGTTGATTCTGATAATCGCTTATTATGGATTCGTGTAAACGGTGGAAACTGGAATAATGATCCTAGTATTGGATCAGGTAACATAACAAGTGGCGTAGGTGCTATTGCATACAATGCTTCTTTAGGTAATGATGTATATCCAGCAATATCAATTTATGGTAATACTGGTGGAGCTCAATTTACCATACAACCAACCGCAGCATATACTGTTCCAACTGGTGCTATATTTTTAGGATTAGGCCACGAAGCAAATTTAGGTGCACAAGGTTCTACAGGTGCTACCGGTTATATTGGTGCTACTGGTGCTCATGGTGCAAGATATCATACAACATCAACAACAACTTTAAATTTAACAACAGGCGCTACAGGCGTTACAGTTGTTGATGATGATTTAAATTATTCTGTTGGTCAAACAATTTTATTGGCAGATGGTGGTGGCAAACATATTCATGCTAGTGTTACTAGTTTTAATCCTGGTACAAAAGTATTAGCATTTAATCCTATTGACCATGTTGGTTCTGGTTCAGCAAGTGCATGGGAAATTAACCTCGATGGTGCAGAAGGTGCTGCTGGAGCTTCAGGTGTAACAGGTAATAGTGGTGCTCAAGGTGTTGATGGTTCTATTGGTACAGAAGGTCAATCAGGAATTACAGGCGCTACTGGTGTAGTTGGAGACCAAGGCACAGTAGGACCTACAGGTGATAATGGTATTCAAGGTGCTTCTGGTTCACAAGGAACTACCGGTACTGATGGTACAGGAAAAATAATTACTGTTGGTGGTACCAATGTAGGTGGCAGTTCAAGTTACACAGGATTCTTTTATAATGAAATGGTCAATGGTCCGGAAGTTTATAACGGACAAATAAATTTATTTGATGTACAAATAGGTTGGTTAGCAAATGGTCCAGGAGTAAATAATGTTCCTGTTACAGCTATTGATGGTCCAAATAGAACCATTACTATTGATTCATCTTATAGTGAACAATTTTTAGTAGGTGAAAGTTACACTTTTACCGGTGCAAGTATCAGAACTCTGAATAGAGGTTTCACAGGTCCAACTGGTACTACGGGTACTGCAGGTTCTAATGGTGTTCAAGGTGATCAAGGTACTGAAGGTGATATTGGTGTTACAGGTTTAGATGGTGCTACCGGTATTTTTGGTGCTACTGGTCTCCAAGGTGGTGATGGATCTGGTGCACCAGCCGCAACATATCAATATGGTGTTGATTGGTCGGACATGTACTTTACTGGAAGTGCCGCAGGAGGTATTCCAGTACCAAAATTAGAATTTACAAATACTGAACCAATTTATAATGAGTTAGCTGCTTTAAATATTGGTGATACTTTAACTATTGACTGGACACACGGATCAGGTCAAGTATCTCCTCAGACTGTAACAGTTCAAAGTGCAGTTCAAAGTGGTGGTACATATGCACCATTCTTCTTGCAAGTAAGTGCTGAACCAGGTGGCCTGTCTAGTAACGTATTTGAATCCAATAATATGCTAGCAGACACTATAGTTGTTGCTGCTGGTCCAACAAATATAGGTTACACAGGCGCTACCGGTATTGATGGTGAACAAGGTGGTGTTGGTAATGCTGGTTACGATGCAGACCAATTAACATACGGTAATGCTCGTGGCGCATGGGATGCTGGCACAACATATTATCCGGATGATATTGTAGTTACTACTGCTCCAAGTCCTGATTCACACAGATGTTTGACAGAAAATACTAACTATTATCCAGATAATAATACAAGAAATTTTACAGTAACCAACTTTGGATCTGGTGCATATCTTATTGATGGATCGGGTAATGCTCCATTATCTTTGTTCCGTGGATTTACTTATATACTTAATGTAAGTGCCAGCGGACATCCATTCTGGATTCAATCTGTTTCTGGAGGGTACAGTTCTGGTGATGTATATAACACTGGAGTAACTGATAACGGAACTCAAAATGGCGTTATAACTTTCACAGTACCAAATGATGCTCCTAGCACATTGTATTATGTTTGTCAGTATCATTCAATGATGGCAGGTTCAATTAACATTGCTAACGTTACGGACTATTGGAAAACTACAGCGTATGCTGGTGCAAGTGGTGCCACAGGTTATCTAGGTGCTACAGGTTTTGTTGGCAACGATGGTGACCAAGGTGTTGTTGGTGATCTAGGTGCTACTGGTGCAGATGGTCCTCAAGGTGTTGATGGTTCTATTGGTACAGATGGCGCTTCAGGTCCCACAGGTCTTGATGGCGACCAAGGTGTTGATGGTTCTATTGGTACAGATGGTGCTTCAGGTCCTACAGGTGAACTTGGTATCACTGGTGCCACAGGTTGGCAAGGTCTACAATTCAAAGCATCTGCTAGTGGTAGTTTTGCAATAGAAGCGATAGGATCAAATGTTCATGTGGAATTCTTAACAGATCCAGATACAAATAACAACACATATAGTTATGCTGTAAGTCAATCAGTAGTGATGGCCAAAGATATTAACAACTACATGGTTGGTGATATTACAGCAACAGACGGAACATACATTGATTTTACAGTTACTAAATCAGTTGGTACTGCCACTATTGTATCCGGTTGGACAGTTAATCTTGATGGTGCTGTTGGCCAGATGGGTGCTTCAGGTGCTACAGGTCTTGTTGGTGCTTCAGGTGTAACGGGTAATAACGGCACACAAGGTGTTGTTGGTGACCAAGGTGCTACTGGTCCTGATGGCGCACAAGGTTACACGGGTTCTACAGGTGCTACTGGCGTAGTAGGATACGATGGCGACCAAGGTATTGTTGGTACTCAAGGTACTGTTGGTGAAATTGGTGATTCTGGTGTTGCTGGTGACCAAGGTACTCAAGGTATTGATGGTGCTTCAGGCCATAACGGCTTACAAGGTTTCAGCCTTGTTACTGGATCTACCGGTTTATCTACAACATCATTAACAACAATTGATATGTTTGCTGCCAATAAAGTTGGTACTGCTAAGTATCTTGTTCAAGGTGTTGATGGTTCAACCAATGTTCAAGCAACACAAGTTATTCTTACACAAAATAATTCAAGTATAATGTTAACTGAGTATGCTACACTAAGAACTGGTGATAAAGTTATGGATGTAACTGCAACTACAAACGGTTCAATTATATCACTCAAAGTAACTCCAATAGTTTCTGGCACAACATTCTCATGGGTTCGTGAAGATGTTGTTGGTCGTATTGGTGGAACTACAGTAGATGATCCAAGTGGATTAGATCAATTTAGTTCATTCACTCATAGTGATGATGGTGATATTCCAGTAGGAAAAGCTTACATTTATCCAGGAAATTATTGGTACGATCAAATCAATTTCACTTCATTAATTGGAACTTCTGTAACATTTGATGAAGCAGGTGTTGGTCCGGTAAATCCAGCAATTGGCACAATCTTTAGTTGGGATGGTATGACATTGATTGTAACTATTGATTCAGGTAACTTTACATCTAGAACCTTTGATAAGATCACCTATGGTTATTGATAAATAACATATAACAATTCAATTAACCACGGGGAAAGTGAACCTTGGCTACACAAAATAAAAAATTCGTAATAAAGAATGGCCTTGCCGTTGGCGGTGCTAGCGGAATAATTGACATAGTAGATTCTGCTGGTACATGGATCGGTGCAACAGGTATATTACATGGTGCTACAGGTCCTGCCGGTACTAATGGCACAGACGGTGCCACAGGTTCAGCAGGTACAAATGGTACAAATGGTAGTAATGGTACAAATGGTGCTACAGGCGCTCGAGGTGCTTCTGGTGCTGCCGGCTTTAACGGATCTGCGGGTGCTACAGGCGCTCGAGGTCCAGATGGTATTCAAGGTGCTTCTGGTGCATACGGTGCCACAGGTTCAGCAGGTACAAATGGTGCTACAGGTATTTCTGGTGCTACCGGTGCAGGTGTTCAAGGTGCTACAGGTATTTCTGGTGCTACCGGTGCAGGTGTTCAAGGTGCTACAGGTATTTCTGGTGCCACAGGTTCACAAGGTCCATCCGGACAATCTTCAAGTTATTACAATTATAAAGCCGACACATCATCACAATCCGGTGCTCCTGGATCCGGTAAAATTACTTGGAATAATGTAACATTACTTTCAGCTAACACACTCCGAATTAGCCATGTAACAAACGATACTGCTCCAATTGATATTGATATATTTTTAGGAATAATAAGCGTTAATGATATTTTAATCATACAAGAAGCAAACGATTCAGCAAGATACCAAAAATGGCAAGTTACTGGAGCTCCAGTAGCATATACACATTCATATTTTGAATATCCTGTAACACTATTAGATAGTGGTGGTACAGCAATAGCCAATAACAATGAATTAATTTTAGCAATAGTATCCGTACCTGTTGATGGTGCCACAGGTTCTCAAGGTGCTTCAGGTGTTAATGGTGCCGCAGGTGCTTCTGGTTCTGCCGGTACTAATGGTGCTACAGGTGTTCGTGGTGCTTCAGGTGCAGCAGGCTTTAATGGTGCCGCAGGTGCTTCTGGTTCTGCCGGTATTAATGGTGCTACCGGTGCTCAAGGTATACAAGGTGCTAGCGGTTCAACCGGTCCAACAGGTGCTACAGGTGCTTCGCCAGCCGTCACAACATATACAGCAAATACAGCAAGTTTAACCAATGGTGCAAATGTATCGGGTTCAATAACAGACATTCAAACATTTAATGATGGCAATAGTTATGCTTGGACTGATGGTACAATGTCCGGTCCTGCATGGATATTTGATGTGGGTTTTACAGCAGTTGATAAGTTTAACTTAATTGATCTTAATGTTAATTACACAACTGCTTCTGGTCATACAATTTATGTTCAATTATATAATAATACAACATCATCATGGGATTCAATAGGCTCATATAATGGTTTAGCTGGTTATTATCAATTTGAATTATCTGTTATTTCTTCAACACCATATGTTAATAGTGGTGCAGTATCATTAAGACTGTACCACAGTAATACGGGTAATGCAGGTCATCAAACATATCTAGACTATGTTGCTCTCGTAGATTCTATTCAAGGCGGTCAAGGTCCTGCTGGTAAAAATGGTGCTTCAGGTGCAGCTGGTTCTGCTGGTGCTTCAGGTATTGCTGGTGCTACCGGTTCTGCTGGTTCAAACGGTGCAACAGGACCAACAGGCGGTGATGGTGCTCAAGGTGCTTCTGGTGCCTCAGGTATTTTTGGTGCAACAGGTATTGCTGGTCAACAAGGTGCTTCTGGTGCCTCAGGTATTTTTGGTGCAACAGGTATTGCTGGTGCTTCTGGTCCTGCCGGTTCAAACGGAACAAATGGTGCTGATGGTGCTACTGGTCCTGCTGGTTCAAATGGTATAAGTGGTGCTTCAGGTTTTGTTGGATCTAATGGTGCTACTGGTCCTGCTGGTTCAAATGGAACAAGCGGTGCGACAGGTGCAACAGGTATTATTGGTAGTGTAACAACTTTAGGTGCTTCAGGTACTTATTATCCTGTTATTGCTGGTTCAACTGGTCCTTTATCTGCTGCATATCTTAATACAAACTATACATTTAATCCAGGTACAGGAGTACTCTCTGCACCTTTTGTTAATGCTTCAGGTACAATTACTGGTTCAAATAACTATGGCGCTATCTATTATGGCACATTAAATTATTCTGATGTTAATATACTGGCATCATTTTCAAGTTCTGTTAATACATACAATCAAATTCTATTACAGAACAAGAGTAATGGTACAGACGCATCGACAAACTTTGTTGTATCAAATGATTTAGCAACCAACTCAACCAATTATGGTGAGTTTGGTATGAACTCATCAGGATTTAATGGCGGTACTGCTTCA